CGCAACAGCAGGTTCAGCAGCCGATGCCGCAGCAGCAGCCCCGTCGGCCCGATCCAAAAGCCGAACAGTGGGCGCAACGCAATAGCTGGTTTGGTGACGATGAGGCTATGACTTATGCCGCTTTTGGTGTACATAAGAAGTTAGTAGAGGATGAAGGGTTTGACCCACAGTCCGATGACTACTATAATGAACTAGATCAGCGTATGCGGGCAGAATTTCCGCATAAGCTCAACGGTGGTAGCAGACGGCCCGCTCAGACGGTTGCTTCCGTATCCCGCAATACCTCTGGGCGCAGTAGTGGGAAAAAGGTTAGACTCACCCCTAGCCAAGTCGCAATAGCGAAGAAATTGGGTGTGCCGCTTGAAGAATACGCGAAATACGTGAAGGAGTAAGTAAATGACTGAAGAACAAAACGAAATGTTTGAAGGTACAGTTAAACGTACTTCTCGCGCAAACCAGACTAGGGAAAAGACGGCGCAGCGTAAGCCGTGGGCTCCCCCGTCTATGTTGGATGCACCACCTGCACCGGATGGTTTTAAGCATCGTTGGATCAGGGCTGAAACCCGTGGTTTTGATGATACTAAAAACATTAGCGCAAAATTGCGCGAAGGTTATGAGCTTGTTCGTAGGGACGAGTACCCAGACTTTGAGGCCCCGGTAATTGACTCAGGTAAATACGAAGGTGTGTTTGGAGTAGGTGGACTTATTCTTGCTCGGATACCGGACGAGACGGTTGCTGAAAGAACAGAGTATTTCAAGAGTAGAAACTCTGATCAGATGCAGGCTGTGGACTCTGACATGATGCGCGAGAATGCACATTCGACTATGACGATTTCTAAAGCAGATCGTCAATCTCGTGTAACCTTTGGTGGCCCACAAAAGTAAGGGCACCATTTTTTTAATAGGAGAGCCTAATGGCGAATACACTCACAGGTGGGTTTGGCCTTCGTCCTATTGGTAAAGTGGGTGGCAATGTCAACAACAACGCAACGACGATGTATGAGATTGCCAACAACTACACTACTGCTATCTACAACGGGGGCATTGTCGTGCCCGCAAGCACAGGAACAATCATCATTTCCGATCAGGCGATTGCTCCTCTAGGCGTTCTAGGTGGTGTTGAGTACGTTGACTCAGTTACTGGTAAGACGACACACCTTAATTATTGGCCCGGATCAAATGCCGTAAGCGTAGACACCAACTTCCCGGTGAAAGCGTATGTGTATGATGATCCGATGCAGTTGTTTGTTGTTGCAGCAGACGGGACAAACACCGACCGGGCAACCGCGTTGGCAGATGTCTTCTCTAACTGTGACATGGCAAGTGTTAACAACGGTAGCACGAACACTGGTAAATCAAGTGATATGCTTGATATCAGCACCGCGGCTACTACAAACACACTGGATGTTCGTATCGTCGGCCTTTTTGAGGACGAAGGTAATACGGATTATTCTGCTGTCGGTCATCAGTACATCGTCCGTTTGAACGGTCACTTCAACACAGGTGGAACTATTGCAGTTGGCACCTACGCAACAACCGGTATATAGGAGGCGGCTAGAAAATGGCTATTTCAAGAGCACAACTAGCTAAAGAGCTAGAACCCGGTCTAAATGCACTGTTCGGACTAGAGTACGACCGTTACGAGAACGAACACGCGGAGATCTTCGATGAAGAGTCTTCAGACCGTTCATTTGAAGAAGAAGTGATGTTGGGGGGTTTCTCAACAGCACCGACTAAAGAAGAAGGCGCAGCCATCTCTTTTGACGATGCTCAAGAGACATTCACCGCACGGTACACACATGAGACTATTGCCTTGGCATTTTCGATTACAGAAGAAGCCATTGAAGATAATCTCTACGACCGTCTTGCATCACGCTACACCAAGGCTCTGGCCCGTTCTATGGCCCAGACCAAGCAGATTAAAGCAGCGTCTATTCTGAACAATGCGTTCAGCACAGGTGCTTCTGCAATCGGTGATGGTGCAGCACTTTGCTCTTCTTCTCACCCATCGTTGTCTGGCAACCAACGCAACCTTCTTTCGACAGCCGCTGATTTGAACGAAACTTCACTTGAGCAGATGTTGATTGATATTGCTGGTTTGACAGATGAGCGTGGTCTGAAGATTGCTGTTCGCGGGATGAAGCTTATCATTCCTAAAGAACTGCAATTCATTGCGGAGCGTGTGATCAACTCCAACCTGCGTTCAGCAACGGCTGATAACGACGCAAATGCTATCAAGAACATGGGTATGCTGCCTGATGGTGCAGTAGTTAACCACTTCTTGACGGACACAGATGCGTTCTTCATCAAGACCGATGCTCCTAACGGTTTCAAATACTTCAACCGTTCTCCAATCAAGACTGCTATGGAAGGTGACTTTGACACCGGCAACATGCGGTTCAAGGCTCGTGAGCGTTACAGCTTCGGCGTTTCCGATTGGCGTTCAGTGTTTGGCACACCGGGCGCAGCATAAAATACCTTCTGCAAGGGTAAGAAAAGGGCGGCTTCACAGTCGCCCTTTTTTGTTGTATAGTTTTTCAATTCCTGACAGTCGCATTGGGTGACTGACACTAGCCACGACAGGAGATGTACATGGCTACGACAACTTTTACCGGTGCGGTTCGCTCACAAGGTGGTTTCACCTCTGTCAGCAAAAATTCTTCTACCGGCGCGTTTACTACTCTTTCAAGCATCAGTTCGACTGGTGTATCTTCTTTTGATGCAAACACGATGGCGGTAGAGGCCGGTACAGGTATCACAACCGGCTCTGGAACTATTTATCGTAGTGCTGTGCAGCGCGTTGGCGGTATCATCACCACACGGATTCTGATTGACCTTACAGGTCTGCGCTCAACCGGTTCTGGCGACATCATTGGTGTTAACGGTACAGCACTTGTTTGTCACATTGGTCAAATCACGGCTGCTAAAAACGGTACAATTCTGACAGGTAGCATGGAGTGTTTTGAGGCCCCGGCGGGCGGTGACCCCGACATCAACATTCACTCTGCTACAGAGGGCACGGGTGTTGAGGACGGAGCAATCGCCGATTTAACAGAAACACTTCTTGTTAACGCGGGGGACGCAACTCTTGGAAGCAAGGTTTATTTCACTGCGGTTCCTGCGGCTGATCAGTTCTTGTATCTAACAACAGGTGCGGCGACAGACGCGGACTACACTGCTGGAAAACTCTTCATTGAGATGATGGGCTACGAAGCCTAGTAATGAGAGGGGGTAAAACCCCTCTCCTTTTATAGAGGAGTTTAAAATGTCCAGCACAGTAGTGACTGCAAAACTCATTAGCGATGAGAACGCATCAGATCCAGATCGTTTGGTAACAGCCGCTAGGCCGGATACTAGCGCGACTATGGCGCAAACCACGTTTGCTGGTGGCGGTGCCAGAAATGTTACCGTGACTACAAGTGGCACCGGAGATAACGGTAAAACCTGTACCATCACAGGAACAGATGTTTTCGGAGACGCCATGACGGAAGTCATCACGTCCACGGGTAGTGCAGAGACGGTGGCAGGCACAAAGCTGTTCTTGACGGTAACCGCGGTGGAGTGTTCTGCAAAGTATGCCGCTAACATCACGGTTGGATCAGGTGATCTTTGTGCTGAAGCTATACAAGGGAAAAACAGAATACGTTTGAAGGGCTTTTCGATTGTCTCTGGGGGCACTGCCGGGGTTATTAACTTTATCAACGGAGCTCCGGAAGACGGGACTATACTGTTTAAATCTCGCACGATTGGTACCGACAACACCACGGTAGATAGAACGATTCCAGAGCAAGGTGTGTTGTTTGATAACGGTATGTCTGTTCAATATACCATTGCGACTATTGATATGATGACGTTCTTTCATGGCTAGCCGTAAGGCAAAAATGCCGCCGCGAAACAAAAAGAATTTTCGTCCCACAAAGTCCGGGGCGGGGATGACAAAAGCGGGCGTGGCAGCGTACAGGAAGGCTAACCCCGGCAGTAAGCTGAAAACGGCGGTTACTGGAAAGGTTAAAAAGGGCAGTAAAGATGCAAAGCGACGTAAGTCTTTTTGCGCTAGGTCTGCCGGTCAGATGAAAAAGTTTCCGAAAGCGGCTAAAAATCCAAATAGCCGTTTAAGGCAGGCTCGTAAAAGGTGGAAGTGTTGATGAAAGCCGACGACGTTTTAAAACTTTTGGAAAAGCACGAAGAGGAGTGCAACAGCCGTTATGCTCAAATACAGAAGCAGTTGGACAAGTTAGACCAGCGGCTTTGGGGTATAGCGGCGTTAATTGTAGCTGCTGCTGTTGTGCAGAAAGTGTTTTAAATGACCAGTGCAGTAAGATTAGGGGCTGGAGCTTGCCCCGTTCAAAGGCGAGCATCAAGCAGCGTTGTCCGCATGAAAAAGGGCGGAAAGGTTAAGAGTGGTGGCAAAATTTGCCCGGAAGGCAAAGCTTGGGCTAAACGTACCTTCGATACATACCCTTCAGCTTATGCAAATTTGGCCGCATCTAAATACTGCAAGGACCCGAATTACGCCAAGAAGTCTAAGGGTGGCAAGCGAAAGGGCCGATAAATGTTGACAGGAAGAGCCAAAACTCAGGTTAAGAAGGTCGCCAAAAAACTTAAAAAAGCCTCTAAAGCTCATGCGGGGCAGGCAAGGACTCTGTCTAATTTGGTAAAAAACAAAAAAAGAAAAAGCTAATGGGTCAGCTTAAACAATGGTTAAAACAGGATTGGGTACGGATAGGCAGTGATGGTTCTATCAAGGGTAAGTGCGGGACTTCAAAAGATAAGAAGAACCCTGACCGATGTCTTCCGCGGGCTAAAGCAGAAAGTCTTAGCAAAGCAGAAAGAGCTAAAACAGCCCGAAAAAAGAAGAAGGCAGGTGCGAAAGGAAAGACCGTTGTATCTAACACACGAGCAGCTAAAGTCAGAAAGATGGGGAATGGCGGTGTTGCTATACCAACGACGACTGCAAAACGGCCATACAAGGGCAAAACTATTCCGGGGGCCGTGGTGGCACGGGGATGCGGGGCTGTGATGCCCGACAGAAGAAAGATTACAACAGGTTCAGTTAGCTAGCATAGGAGCGAAAAATGGCTAAAGAATTTATGACTATGGAAGAGTATTATGCCGATCTTGTCGGTGGGGCAAAAGCCACACCAATGAAGAAAAAAGGTTTTGCTGCGGGCGGTGCCGTGGGCATGAAGAAAAAGGGCATGGCTAAAGGTGGCAAGGTCCAGAAGATGGCCAACGGCGGCATGATGAAGAAAAAAGGCTACGCCAAGGGTGGCAGGGTCCAGAAGATGGCCAACGGCGGCATGATGAAGAAAAAAGGCATGGCTAAAGGCGGTAAGGTTAAGTAATAGTGCCATATCTTCAGAGCAATATTCCGCACTTTAAATGCTGGGTGCGGAGAGAGTACACATGTAACCATGCAAGATATCATGGTGAATTTTTACACGGCATGGCGATAGCTGTTACAACGATGCCAAATCGTTGTTTGAGCTTTCAAATAATCTTTACGGGATGCGAAACAGACGACACGGAAGATGAGAACGTACATGGTGGGGCCATGTGGGCAAGAATGCCAATCACGGCATTAGTTGGGGACACCCCGCTAGAAGAGTGGCCGGATCCTATGCCCGTCCACGCGGCACAACCGTGGGACTGCATGTCTCATACTCATTCTGTGTACAGCTTAAACAGAGCACAACCGTGCCCTTGGATGGCAAAGATTGCAGGTCAGATGTTTCCTGCTAAATACTATTTCACGGTAGATTACACAGACAGTGAGATAGCAGACGATCCGGCGCAGCATAAACAGAGCCATGTTTTGGAGCTTTTAGATGCGGGCCCGTGGACAGGTAACATTGTTGCTCTGCCTAATAATCGGGTGCGGGTGACGCATCCTGCGTGGTTTGAAACGGGGCAAGGCGCTCCCGACTTCCTGCCGTCGCAGCATGTACACTATTCAAAATCTGATTTAGACTATACAATGGATGTAAATCAGATATTTGATAACCTATACGCGAAAGATGAGTGATGGCTGTTTCTGGAAGCGTAAATTTTGAGCTAGATGTAGCAGAGTACGTCGAAGAAGCCTTTGAACGCTGCGGCTTAGAGGTAAGAACCGGCTACGATCTAACGACAGCTAGGCGGTCCCTTAATCTTATGTTGGCGGAATGGGCCAACCGCGGCCTAAACCAATGGACTATTGCTCAAAGAACACAGGCTCTTACTTCCGGCACCAGAACATACACTTTGTCGGAGGATATAATTGACATACTAAGTGCTGTTGTAACCCGCAGCAGCACGGATTTTGCGTTAACTCGTGTTAGCCGCGATGACGATCTTAATATCCCAAACAAAGCAACAACAGGCCGACCCACTCAATTTTTCTTGGATCGTCAAGTTACACCAAGCCTGCGTATTTGGCCCACCCCCAACAACAGCACTGATGTCATTGTGTATAACGCTTTGACCCGTATTGATGATGGGGACACGGCTGTTAACACTATGGACGTACCCTTTCGATTCTACCCGTGTTTAGCCGCGGGCCTAGCGTATTACATCTCTTTGAAGAGAGCCCCCAATCGTACTCAAATGCTAAAAGCCATTTACGAAGAAGAGTTTGAACGCGCTATGGGTGAAGATCGTGACCGCTCGAGCTTTACCGTAACCCCTGAATACGCTTACTTTAGGACAAACTAATGGCTAGGTATGCTACAGGAAAATACGCCAAAGCGATTTCAGACCGGTCTGGTTTGGAATATCGCTATAAAGACATGCGTAAAGAGTGGAACGGTCTGATCGTTGGAAAAGATGAGTTTGAACGGAAGCACCCTCAGTTGGGCCCGTTTAGAAAGATACATGACCCCCAGACTCTGAAAGAGGCTCGCCCTAATACTAACAATATTTTCAATGCGAAGGCGCAGTTCCCTATCTTTAATCTCACCACCTTACAGTATGAGCGTGTGCCGCAAGCCGAGGGCAAGGTCGGGACCGTAACGGTGAGCATCACATGAGTTATACATACACAACATTAAAAACCGCGATTAAGGACTATACAGATAATCAAGAAACCGTGTTTATTTCGCAGTTGGACAACTTCATCAAAACCGCAGAGGAAAGACTTTTCAAAAGCGTTGATTTAGAGGTTTTTCGGAAGAATGTGTCGGGAACCACTACTGGGGGAAACAGGTTTTTAGCCACCCCAACTGACTACTTAGCTTCGTTTAGTTTGTCTTTAGAGGTTTCTAGTTCCAAACAGTTTTTGCTTCAAAAAGATGTCAACTTTGTTCAAGAGTACAACCCCAACTCTGCTACCACGGGCGTACCAAGGTATTACGCCACGTATGATTTTCAGAACTTTATCTTAGCTCCCACGCCGGATACGACATATACGGCAGAGCTTCATTACTATTATCGCCCTACAAGTTTGACAGCTAGTAAGGTCACCATGACACTTAGCAGTGTTAGCGGCACTTTTTCTGCTGCCGAAACTTTGACTGGCGGGACAAGCGGGGAGACAACGACAATCAATACTGTCCCTTCTAGCACCACTCTTACCATAACGTTACCTACAGGTTCGTTTACCGTGGGTGAGACAGTGACGGGCGGAACTAGCGGGGCAACAGGGGTGGTGGTATCAACTTCTGCGGATACCACGCTTACTTGGATCAGTGAGAATGCCCCAGACGCCCTTTTGTATGGCAGTTTAGTAGAGGCTTACACATTTATGAAGGGCGAGCCGGACGTTATGAAAATGTACAGTGACCGGTTTATGGAAGCAGCGGTACGGCTAAAAGAACTTGCAGAAGCGCGGGAAAACGACGACGCCAACAGACAGGGGCTACCACGAAGGCCGCGAACATGAAAATAGCTATAGTAGGTCTAGGCAGCAGTTATGCTGACTACGTTTCTGCAAGAGTTGCTTCTCAAGAATTTGATGAAATATGGGGAATAAACTGTATCGGCGGCGTAATCCACGTTGACCGGACGTTTATGATGGACCCAGTTACCCGTTTTATAGACTCAGAAAACGCTGGGTCACAGACAGGTATAGCCAGAGAGTTTTTAGCCAAAAACACAAAACCCATCTACTCTTGTACAACACACCCTGATTTTCCAACTATTGAGCCTTACCCTTTAGAGCAAGTAGCTAAAGAAACGGGCCTCTGTTACTTCAACAACACCGTGGCTTACGCAATAGGTTACGCTGTTTGGAAGAAAGTAAAGAGGATATGTCTGTATGGCGTAGACTTTACTTATAAAGACGTGAGCATGGCGGAGTCGGGGCGGGCTTGTGTAGAGTTTTGGTGCGCTATTGCCGTCTCAAAGGGCATAAAAATAGAAGTTGCTCATAACTCTAGCTTGTTAGACACAAACGTGCCTGATAACGAGAAACTGTATGGATACCATCGTTTAGAAGACCCGTTGGTGCAAACCGTAGACAACGGGCATCTTTTGATAACTAGACAATCGGAGTTTGAACCCCCAGAACCCGTGGAGTCAAAACCCGTTATTTTTGGGAGACATGACCATGTTTGATTTAGGTGCAGGGGCTGTCGGTGGAGTAAGCATAGTTACCTCAGATAACGGCGGCTTATCTAATGATCAGATAGCAGATATGGCAGCCAACAAAATCATATACATCTCTGATGACGCCCCAGAACCCATCCGTCTTCAAGCGGAAGCATTCAAAGACAGAGTACGTAATTTGGTGCAATATTATGTAGAGTTGGCTAGAAAAGAAGAACGTGCTACTATTTGCGCGAAAGTTCGTGAGGCGGGGCAACATGAGCTAGCTAAAGCTATAGGGAGATTGTAATGGCAATCGCACAAGCAATGTGTACAG